GTGCTAACGTTTTTGTTATTTGCATTAATCAATAAATAAAGGTACATCTTCGTTTACGTGAATGTCCTTTGTTTCTCTTGGTTTACCTGCTACATAGTTGTAGTAGAGTTGTACATATTTAAATTCTCCATTTTCTAAACCTTTTTTAAGAGCTTTAAATGCTAATGGTTCTAAAGGTGTTAGCTTTTCTACTAACTTTAATTCCTCGTCTTTAGGCTTTCTACCTGAATTGTCTCTTTTACCTCCGTGTTTACTCATCTTGAAAAAACTTGATTAATCAAGTATATAACGTTATTCTTTAGAATTTTGTTTCTCAAGGTTTTTCTTGATTACTTCTACACTTAAATAGATTTGACTTACTATGTTCTCTAGTCTTTTTATTCTTTGTATGTTGGTGTGTTTCTTTTGTTTCAAAATAATCGTGTTTGTTGTTTATGTTGTTCTATTCGTTTTGTTGCTGCTTCAAAGTACTCTTTGTCTATTTCGTAACCTGTTAAGTCATATCCTAAATTATGACAGGCTATTGCTATAGAGCCACTTCCTAAATGGGTATCGAGTATTGTATCTCCTTCTTTTGCATAATTCATTAACAACCATTCATATAGTTTTACAGGCTTTTGTGTTGGGTGTATAGAGCCTTTTATTAATAAACCATTTTCAGAAATAAAACCTCTATTTATATTTATTAGTCTGGTAGCTTTATTAAAACTGCTAAAAGCTATTTCTCCATCACTCATTGTTAAACCCTGTTGTCCTTTATACCAAAATATCCAGCCCATTGAACTAGGTAAATGCATAGAAAAATAATTACCTCCCCATATTATTTGATTAACAGATATTCTAAATAATTCATTAAAATATTTTTTAGATGGAATTTTACTATCCCAGCCTTTATTTTTAAAATATTTTCTATTATGATTTGCTATTTTGCAAATAATTTTTTTTTGTTTATCTCTACCAATACCAAAAGGAGGGTCAACAATAGCCAAGTCAAACTGATTGTCTGACATCTCTTTCATAGCTTCCATACAGTCTTGGTTGTATATCATTCTGTGCCTGATATTATATTATCTTTTATATACCATAAGTCTTCTCTTATGTTGTCTTTTTCTATTTCTTTTTGTAAGTGTGCTAAGGCTCTCCATACTACTTTTGCCGAGTGTCTTACTCCGTCTAAATCTATCTTGCCGTTTTCTATTAGATGTCGCATAAGTGCATCTAAGTCATCTTGGCTTTTATCTCTGTCCCAGTGTATCTCTTTCTCTGGGTGGTGTTGTTTACTTCCTATGTAACTTACTCTAGCTACTTCGCATAGTGCATCAGGGAAGTATTTAATCAGTCCTTCATACAAAGGTATCTGCTTTCTCTTTTGTTGGTTTGTTTCCATCTATATCGTTTAAGGGTAATGTATCTACTATTCTAAGGAGTTTCTTTAAGTCCTTTTCTTTTGTGTAGTCTATTATGTGGCTTATTAATGCTTTTCTTAATTTGGATTTGTTTCTTAGTCTTAGTAGAACTAAATCAAAATACTTGTCTAAGTTTCTGTTATATCTTCTGTGAGTTTCAAACGCTTTCAAACTATGTATTGCTGTAGCGTGATTATAGCTCTTTCCTTTTGATATATAAAAGTCTTTTATTTGATGATAGGTCATATTACAATGATGCCTCAACATAAACGTAAGTAAACTTCTAACCTCTATGTATTCTCTTTTCCTAGTATTTTTAAATACATCAATGTCTGATATGTCTATTATGTTCTTTGCTATCTTATTTGCTTCTATCATAAAGTACCTGTTATGCAGTAACTATCTATATCTGCTCCGTTAATAAAAAATGTTTCGTAGACTTCTAATGCCTTTGTTACTTTAGCTTTTCCTGATTCATAGAACCCCTCACTACAATCGTAGATTCCTATATCTAATGAGCCTTTGTCTATTGCTATAAACTTAAACTCCTGGTATGGTTTGTTAAATAGTTCAGAATACAAATATACCTGTACATCATATCCATACTTGTAAGATGAGTAAGGAAATGCTTTTAAGTCGGCTGTTGTTTTAAGGTCAATGATTCCTTTGCCTAATACATCTGCCTTGCCTCTAAATGGATATCCTTGTACCTCGCATATTGCTGGAACTTCAAACTCTGTATTTGTTATAAGTTTTAAAGCGTGTTCGTTTCTAAAGAAAGCATCTGCTAGTCTTTCGGCATCATTCTTTTGTTTTATCGTATAAACTTTTCCGTGTTCCTCTTTTGCTAGTTTATAAGCCTTAGAGTTTTTAGATTGTACATCTACAAAGATTTGTTTTGCAAATACATCAGGTTCTAATATACAAGTGTGAAATAACCACCCTGCATCTAAAGCGTTTGATTCTTGAGAGCCGTATTGTGTAACATACTTATACTTCTTAGGACTATCTAAGAGTAATTTAATTGTTGAGGAGCTTAGAGCTGCCTTTCCTAGATATCCATAGTAAAACGAATCATCATTCATTTTTTCTAGTATTTCATCTCGTTTGTATGTTTTTCCGTCTAATAATTGAATAGTATCCATAGTAAAGTAAGTGTTATGCCTATATAGCTAATAGCTAAGGCTTTCATTTTGTTTTCGTAGTTTTTCATTTTCTTTATCTGATTTTCTTGCTCGAGTTATTGCTCTTAGTTTATCGTTTCTTGCTTCTGAAATTACTTTGTTAAAAGAATATTGCTCTAACTCTAACTGATTTATATAAAAGAATATTCTAATTGCAATATCTTCTAAATCTTTTATCTCTTTGTTTTTTGATTTCGCTTTCCATTTCTTAACCAAATGTAACAAAGCATTCATATCTGCCGTAGCTTGTAACTTTCCTAAACTCATTAAAACATTGAATCAATTATAGATTCTAAGCTCAGTAAAAATACTGTGCATATAAATAATATTACTGTTGCTACTGCAAGGGTTAAATATTTCTTTAATTTTTCCATAAGATTAATTCGTTAAATAGTTCTTGTGTTAATTTGTATGTTTCTTTTAAAGTATCATTGTCAAAATCTTTTTCACATCTTTTAATTAAAAAATTAAGATTTCCTGATATCTTACCGAACTCTGCTGCCATTTCTTGTTTTGTCATTATATAAAGTATTGATATTTTTCTAAGTTTTCGTTTAATCTTCTCTCTCTAAGAATCTGTGTCTGTTTAGCTCTTAGTTCTTTCCTTATTTGTATAAGGTCTTTAATTTCTGTATTAACCTGGTCAATGTTTTTAAACTCATTGTCATTACTGTTGTAGTTGAATACTGTTGGTAGTTTTTCTGCCATATCTTTTTTTTTTCACTTTTAATACATTCATTAAATACTAGAATTAGTTAATTGCTATTGCTAAATACAACTGCCATATTTGTTTTCAAGTTCGCCCATAGACTGGGTTACGATTTCATTTCGTTACTAATCTTTCAAATAACTTCTACACCTCGCTTGGGTATATCTATTCCATAGAGCTTGTTTAACTATCTTTTCCCTAGCACTCCCTAAGGTGCGTACTTACTTCTTTTCAGTCGCTATTCAGTAATCTGACTCGTTTCCAAGTTATGCGTCTTGTCTCCCTATGCGTTTTGCCTAATTCTAGTATATCAATGAACTATGTAACAAATATATAAATTAAAACGATATAAACAAATGTTAATTACTTCTTTATCTTTTTTTTGTTTGTACCTGTCCAGGATAATTTGTTTTTTTTAGTTGTTATTTTAATAGATTTTTAATTTCTAGACACAATAACATATTATTATCGTTAATCTTGTTAAGCATTAAGCCGTTAATTAAGTTTGTAATACTTTGGTCACTCATTCCTAAGTTTCTCCACTCTTGTAATCTTTGTTTTGCTGTAAGTTTCATAATTATTTTTTTTTGTTTGATACTGCAAGATACAAAATAAAATGATATAAACAAATGTTAATTAGTTTTATTTGCTTGTACCCTGTGTGCATCTCTTTCTTTAAGAAGGTAGCAAGGCTTTTTAATTCGCTTCTTAGTCCATAGTGTAGTATCAGGACAATACATTTCTACCTCCTCTTGTTTGGCTAAATCGTTTAACCAGAATATATAATTGCCTTTAGGGTCAGCAACAAAATACAAAGCAATAGCATCTTCCTTTATGAGTTTATCAAACTTATATTTTTCAATCATTTTATCTTGATAGTACTTTTTTCTCAGCTTGATTTCCATAACACATTGAACACCCTTTGGAGTTGTACCTATACAATCGAAATGCTCAAAGCCTCCTCCACACCATTCAAGATTCCACCCATCTAAGTTTAATAGTGTTACTATTGATTGTTCAAACTGATGTACTTTACTTAAATTCATACAAGTTTATTAAGGTCTTTTATCCACATCTTATATATCGAACCATTACAGGTGCAAGGCTCGTGATATTTATGGTTGTAGTATTTAGCGTGTAACTCTGCTACTAGCTTTATTTGTTCTTTGTTTAGTTCGTGTTGTCTTGGTCTGTTTGTAAACTCTAACCATCTGTCTAAATCTTCTTCTACCATAGTTTAACTTTGTTTGCTTTGTTTTTTCTGTCGGTGCAACCACAATCATCTTTTCCTAGTTTCTTTGCTACCCAAGTTGCTAATCGTTTACCATAACCTAATGTTACTACGTTTATGATTTTTTCTAATAGTGTTCCTAGTCCCATTCTATGTTGTCTTTAATTAATGTTTTCACGTTTTTATATGTGTTGTATAAAGAATAATAAGATATGTTTGTCTTCTTTGAAAGCTCTGCTATACTCATTCCATCAGAGATGAGGTCAAATACTTTCCTATCATACCAATAGACCTTATCTAATATTGTGTGTAGTTCTTTCATTTTACCCTCAATGTCTTTGTATTGTTTAACTTCTTCTTCTTGTATAAAGGTTTCTAAATACTCTACGTTTACTTTTGTAATCTTCGCTTCTTTGCGACATAAATCTATAAACAGGCTTCTTAATATTCTGTATATATAAAAGTGGTTAATGTCATCTTCAAAACTAATATCAATGCCTCTCATAATTAGTGTATGCATTTTTATATACATTTCTTGTACAATATCTTCACATTTGTCGCCTTTGCAACCGAATGATTTTACGATTCTTACCCAGTCATCGTGTTTATTTGCTATCTTTTCTAGTGTTGTCAATGGTCAGTTGTTTTTTGGTTCTATACTTTATTAAGTTCTTGCTTCCTATTTCAAAGCCTACGTTGTTTAGTATTGACTTAAACATTATAGGAGATTCATAGCTTGTTGGTTTATATCCTAGCTCTTGCATTTTAACCTTAGCTACAAAAAGCCTAGTGTACATCCAGGAATCAGGACTATATATATATCTGTGAATGATGAGGAAATCATCAGCTCTGTTTGCATTGACTGCTCCACCCTCTGCATCTCCTATACTTGGTGGCATAGGTTGTCCTGCAAAATCGTGATTACCTGTGTGTTTGTTTCTTAATGAATTTGTAACTGCGTGGCAACATATCCAAGTAGCTATGTTATATTTTTTACAGAAGATTCTAATATCGGTTAAACACTCGTAAGAATATTCATAGCCGTTAGTATTTCTTAAATCTTTTCTTAGTGAGTTTATAGGGTCTATTAAGAAGCCGTCATAGTCCCAAGCATCTTTTATAGAACCTGCTAAGTCTAAAAGTTCTTTATAAGTGTATTGTCTGTTAGTATCTACAAATTTAAAATGTTTATATACAAACTCTTTTGAATCGTTGTAGTCTGTTTCTTCTATTTTGTTTATTGGTTTGCCTTCTCGCATCTCGATTAGTTTCTTAATCAAAGAATATACTTCGTTCTCACTTGAAAAGACTAACCATTTAATATTGTGTTTAATAGAATAAAGCAACATCAGATAAAACGTGAAGTGTGTTTTACCTACGTTGTTGTGTCCTAGTAAGAAATTCATATTGCCTCTTACGAACCTAAAGTGTGAATCTAATTCTTTGTGTCCTACCTTTAAGGCTTCCTGAACTTTACCTTTCCTAAAGTCCTCTAGTTTTTTTATATGTTGGTCGTAATTTATAAGCATAAAAAAAGGGGGTAGTTAGCCCCCTGTATTAATTAAAATGGTAAATCGTCCTCTCTGTCTGGAGACTGAGCCTCCACTGCTACTTCCTCAACTGCTTCTTGTACTCGCCACCCTTGAATTGAGTTAAAGTATTTTGACTCTCCTTGAGGGTTAGTCCACTCTCTACCTTTTAAATTAATCGAAACTTCTACAAATGCACCTTGATTACAGAAGTGTGCATCTAATAAACCACACTTATCTTGTACAAACTCTGTCAAAATTGTCTGAGGATATTGTTCGGTTGTTTTAATTACTAGTTCTCTTTTTCTGAACTTAGGACTAATGTCTTGTACATCTCCTATTTTTACTATGTTTCCTTTTATTGTCATTTTTTATTTATTTAAAAGATTATGAAATTCGTTTGTATAATGTTCTACTTCTGATAGGTTAATCTTACCAGCAGATATTAATTCAATAACACCCTTAAACGATACTTGACGTAATATTGATTGCCCAGTATCATATTTAGGTTTGTTTGTGTGTGTAGGTGCTTGATAGCTTTGTGGTTGAGTGTAAACTAATTTAGCAGTTCGATACTGTTGATTAGTTATTTCGTAAAAAATCTCGTCTCCGACTTGCTTTTTGAATGTTCCTTTAGCTAAAAACTGATAACTTTGGTCATCTGCAAAAGTTACTTGATACTTGTTAAACATTCCTGAGCTGTTTGACCACTGCCCATTTTCTTGAATAAATTTAATTTTTCCTTTCATTTTGTAATTGTTTTAATTTAATTGTTAAAGATTTAATCCTTAGATTCAAATAGTGTATTTGTTCATCTTTTGGACTTTTAAAATTGTATTTCATAATCTAAATGTACAAAAAATATTTTAATTTCAACTATTGTTAATAAAAAAAAAGAGGCTAACTCACGCTAACCTCCTTAAAATAAAGAAAATAGAAAGGAAAAAAACTATGTATTACATTATTACTACACAACAAGGAGACCAAATTAAAGAGACTGATCACTTTAAAGCATTTAGATATTCTTTATTTAACAAATGTATTTTAGAACAATGTAAAAAATGTAATGGATTTGGTGGAGGAGAGAATTACATAATGGGTAAATATATAGACAAAACTTTTGGAGTTGGTACGGCTGATGAGTTAATCTCTAAGTCAAGACAAATACAG